TGCAATATAGTCAGCAAGGTGTGTTCTCATTTTGTCTTTGCCGTAGGTTTTATTCAGTAATTCAAATGACTTGTTGTCTAGTAAAGGTAGTTTATCATCGCTAGCGGCGTCTAAAAGACGGTTATATAGTGTATTATCTCTAGTATAATAAGTAAATGCATTTTCTTTCATATTAAAAAAATAAATCTAATGTAGATTGCCTTTCAAAGTTCCAACCAATTGCCTTAACAATAAATCGTAACGGTTCTAAAAATGACTTATCAAACTGATTATCATAATCAATATATTTGTGTAAGTCAAACTCTTTTGGTAATACACCAATAAAAGATATTACATCTTGGTGTAATGTATTAGGTTCTTTTAATTTAATAAACTTAATCTTATCACCCTCTTGTATCTTCTCATACTTTGCTAATCTCTTTTTCTTTAGTATATTATTATATAGTAATGCACCCCTTACATGAATTGGGCAACCTTTTAAATATATATCTTTTGTTGATGAATACTTTTTAAGATTATTACATGAACGAGGATAAGCAATTTCTTCTGGTGGCAATGTTTTAAAATGTTTTCTAAAATCTTCTATGAATTGTATTAGTGTTGCCTCATCTTTATTCATAATAATTTTTAATGCTTCTTTAATTTTAACTCTACAAGGGGCAGGTGTGGATGATTTAACTGCTTCAATACCCATCATTTTTAGTTTAGGTTCTTTTAATTCAACACCTTCTTCATTGTAAACATTGAGAATATATCTTTTCTTAGCAGTCCAGATACCTTTGTTTGCTATAACTTCTCTTTTCATAATCATCTTTTGTTCATATGCATTTACATATTTAGCAAGTTTATCAAAACTATTATCAATTTCTTTTTGCATTGTTTCTTCACAGAATTTATCCATGACCTTTACAATCTTTCTTGTATTCGTTTTGTCTTTAAATATCTTATCAACAACTGCCCCAAGTTTAACATAGATTGAATCAGTATCAGAAGCAACAACATAAGATACATTTTTTGTATCTAATAGTTTATTTAGAAACTTATTGACATCTCTTTCAATCCATCGAATAGTTAATTGACCTGCCTTTGTAATACCTTCAGCGTGTCTTACATCAAAGTATCTAAAGTATTGATTACCAATAGCACCATAAGCACTATTCAATGCAATCTTTCTTGCTAGTTGTATATTATGATTAGTAGAAATATCTTTTTCATATCTCTTATCGCCAGTTTCTTGAAACATAGTTTTAGCTTCAAGCATTTTCTTTTTGTAAATCACTCGTTCTTGATAAAGCGTATCCATCAGTTCAGGAAGAAAACCTCGTTTGTCTGTTCTAAACTGAGCACCGTTTGGTGTTATAGTACGACCATCTAAGTCAGATAAATCAGATTCTTGATTTAACATTTTTTCTACACTCACTTTATTAGGTTCAAAGTTAACCATTGTTTCAGGAGATATATTATACTGCATGATTAAATGTGGATACAAACTGTTTAAATCAAAACTACAAATCCAATCGTGAAAACCTACAACAGGATCTTTTACATAAGCACCTTCATAACCATCAGATGTTTTAGATTCTTGAATGGCAGGTGGCACGATATTCTTTGATCGTAAATAGTTGTATATGATAGTATCCCATATTCTAACTTGCCCAAATACATCTTGATAGTTTACTTTTGCCTCGTAAGCCATAGTTAGATGTAAAGCAATCAATTGCATTTTATCTTCTAACTTATCAACTAGTTCAACATCTTGAATATTATACTCAACAAACAACTGATGATCTTTAGAATAAAACTCTTGAAAAGTATCATAAGGATTATCTAATTTATTTTCACCTAGTTCTACTTCACCAATATAATCTAGTTTATAACTTTCTCGTCTAACAAATGTATGTTTACGATATAAGTCCAGGTAATCTAAAGTATCTATACCTAATATGTCCCAAGTCTTTTGTTCTTGTTTTCGTTCCCAACCACTAATTTTAGAACTATTCTCATTCACAACACCCCAAGGACTAAACTGTAAAAGATATTCATCACCCATAAGATATTTAAAACGATTCATCAAATAAGGTATATCAAAAAACTTTACATTCCAACCAGTAACAATATCAGGATTGTATTTACACCAGAAATCTGTAAAGCGATGAACTAAATCTATTTCACTAGCACATTTTACATACTCTACATCATCACGGTCATTGACAAAGTTGCCCATGCCAAAGACTTTTATGTTTTTCTTTTCGTGGTCTTTTACTGTAATACAAATTAATGGCTCTTCTGCCTTACCAGGATCAGGAAAACCGTTTGCACTTTCACATTCGATATCAATTGTTAATATTCTGATTTGTTTTATATCCCAATTAATCTTATCAGGAAATTCATCTGCAATAAATGGATATTGATATCTTGTATTGCCAAAGTATTCAAAGTTACTTACACCTTTATATTCTTCTATCCATCGTTTAGTGTCAGATATACTATCAAAGGTAACTTTATCAACATTACGACCATCTAAAGTTTTATACTTTGATTCTTTTTGTATTGGAATAAAGAGAGAGGGTTTGTATGGTATTCTAAACTTCTTGCGGCTGCCATCTTGATTGATACCTCGTACCAATAGTTTGCCACGATACGGTAGAACGCTAGTGTAGAATTTCATTAATTATATTTGTGTATTATTAAAATGTTTGTTCAATGATTGTAATTTATCTTCTGCTGTTGCTATCTTATCAACTAGCTTGTCCATTTCTTCTAGATGTTGAGGATGTTCTCCTATACCTACAGCGCTATCAAAATAAATTGTTAGTGTAGCATATGCACTTGCAATATCTGATTCATATTGTTTGATTAATGCTTTAAATAGTGGGTTTTCTGTTTGATGATTTTTTGCCATGTTCACTTCCTTTCATATTGTATTATAACATATTTTAGTTGCTTTGTAAAGCGTTTATTTAAATGGGCTAATGTTAACCCCTTTTGTATTATTGCCATCACTTCTCTCTATCCATTTAGAAAGAATAAACTTTCTGTTTGGATTTACATTGACTTTAAATCTAGTCAATAAATCTCTGTTAATAAGAAATGTACTTCTTGAATCCTTTATTGTTAAACCAATAGGAACATCTGTGTACAGTTTATTATTGAAAGTGATATCTACAAATACAATAGGTCGTTCATCTATATCGTTCATTCTAGTTGCTTGAGATTCACCTTCTAATTTACTTGTAAACTTCTTACCATCTTTTTCCCATTTAACAGTTTTACCTGATACATCTATTTTATCAACATGAAACATTGAAGCAGTAGTTCCGTTACCAGTATCAAACTTTGCTCTTACTGGTCCGTAACCATCAATAACAATTCTTTCGTGAAATCCTGCCTCTCTAGTAAATGAGTATTTTCTATGAACATCTTGAGAAAGGTAATCAAATAATTCTTTAACTACATTTTCTGGTGTAGTCTTACCAATATATGTATCTTCTCTTTTAGCAGTATTGTACAGAGCAAACTCTGAGCCAATACCAGGAGAACCATTACACTCTAAAACATATAGTTGTTTATTTACTATTGCATGGTCAACACCAACCATATAAGCACCAACAGAACGAGCAGCCTGTAAAACTACTGTACGCTCATCATCTGATAACTTGTAAGGTTCAGTTGTTGCTTCTCTATGTCTATTAGAACGAAAATCTTTCTTAGCACTAATTCTTTTTGTTGATGCTAATATTCTGCCATCAATGACTAGTGTACGAACATCAAAATCAAATTTTAAAAACTCTTGAAGTAATAAAGCAGCGCCAAACTTCCATAGTGATTGTGCCACAGAAATCATACTCTTTTCAGATTCAACTACTGATACACCAATACCTTGAGTACCTGTAAGTGTTTTCATAATGACAGGATACTTGCCACCTAATTTTTCATGAGCATGAAGTAATCCTTTTTCATTTGAAATAAGAGCAGTTCTAGGTGTTGGTATGTTATCTCTTTCAAAAGAAATATATGCTGACATCTTGTTATCACAAGTCAACATACCATTTCTAGTGTTTATCATAAAGGCACCAGCATTTTCAAATGTTGATAGTAATGCTAATCCAGTTTCATCTTCAAGAACACCTGCTCGTGTAAAGCAAATTGTTTT